AGCCGACTGTGGTGATGAAGACGGTATCGTCCTCGACATCAGCAACCCTGGATTTGTGGGCCGCGTACTCGCTCACCCCATTCGGAACAATGCTGGGGAAGTAATATTCCGCAGAGGCGTGATTGTTACTACTGCGGTTAGAGACGAGATCAAACACAAGACCAAGTCCACTGTTGCTAACGTGAGATCGACAATGAGATGTAAAGCAACGAAGGGTATCTGTCAGAAGTGTTATGGACTAATCCCCGGCACCAGCTCGTTACCAGATGTAGGCGAACCTGTTGGTATCATCTCCTCTCAGGCAATTGGTGAACCTACTGCACAGAATATCATGAAGACTTTCCACGGCGGTGGTGTTAACCTCCATAAGGCCGAGACGTCGTCAGTAATTCCACGTGTTGTCGAGCTCTTTAATATGTCAGAGAAACCTGATAACAACTCAGTAATTTCACCTATTACCGGTCGGGTAGTATCTGTGCAAAAGGATATTGTTACCAAAACAGTAAATATCGAAACATTAATTAACGGTCGTAAGGTCATCCGCCCAATTAAATTACAGATTAATGACGACGTAATCGTCAAACCAGGAGACTACGTAGACGTAGGTGATCGTATCACCCGCGCAGGTGGGTCTATTAACCCTCAGGAGCTCTTAAAGCACAGGGGAATACATGCAACACAGGAATACGTCGTCGATGCCTTAGACGGGCTTTTAAACGATGGTAAGGTAACAACCGATAGAAAGCATTTGGAGTTAGCTGTTGGTAAACTTACTGACAAAGTTGTTATCGACGAGAACGCAGCCAGCCCGTGGGAAATCGGCCAGATCGTTCCCCGGAACCAGGCTGATGCATGGAATAAGCAGTATGCCGGGACCAAGATGCAAGTTGATATTGACGAGATCACCAAGTTAATTAACAACACTGCCGGAAAGACGTACAAGAGTAAAACCGGGGCGATAGTAATCCGTGAGGGCGACGTCATCCGCGCTGACACAGTAGACAGTCTAAAGGGTATGGGTATCAAGAAGGTTGATATCTACGCTAAGAAGATCGACTACGCGGATGCTGTGTACGGAGTCAGTAGCAATCCATTTAAAGGAAATGAGAACTGGTTCTCACAACTTGGATTCATGAACATTAAACAACCATTAGCAACCGCAGCATTGTTTGGACAGACTGATATGCTCGATGAACCAAGATCCCGATCCATGGCCGGTAAGAAACTCAACATCGGCGGCGGATACAGCGACTGGCACAAAGAGTACGAAGGTCAGAAGAAGAAACTAGACAGTGGCCATATCGGAAATCTATTTTAAAGTCAAAAAAGAGGCATACAATGTATGCCTCTTTTCTTATATGGTCATTGCGTAAACTCACACCTTTACGCTATGATTTTAAAATTAAATTAATCTCATTTGCAATTCTAACACCTAGATATTCATGCCCTGCTGGCGAAGGATGAGATCCGTCGGCACTTGTAAATAAATCAGCGTTACCGTCTCCTGCTGTTGTTCCAACTTTGCCTGTTCCTGCAATAAAAGATGAACCACAATTCGACAAGACGTTTCCGTTTTTGTCGTATGTTTTACCTACCAAAATATCTATGTATGGTATTTTTAAACTTAAACATAGGTTACGCAACCCTGTATTTATATCTAAAATTGTTACCCAAGGGTTAATTGGATAAAATGAACTAATAACAATCAGATTGATTTTTGCATTTATTATTTTATTATACAGTTCGGTTGCATTTGCAACTATCTCAGCAACGGTATATTCTTGGTCATTCAATCCACCTGCGATAAGGCATAAATCAGGATTAAAATATATAACGTCACCATCAACTCTGCTGACAAATTTAACACTATTTTGATAATTTTTAACATACCCTGTTCCACTTGCTCCACTATTTAACACATTCGCGTTTAATTTTCTAGCGATTTTCTGACAGTAATTATTCATGTTTGAACTGCCGGTTCCTTCGGTTATGCTATCGCCCATTATAATTATTTTTGGCTTGTCATCAATAGTGGTAGACTTGTATACTGTGCTTGTAGCGGGTCTGACAATTCCACCAAACCCATATATATTGTCAAATTCAATCCTTACCAGATAATTCCCAACAGATGCCAACACCAATTTACGCCATTGTTTACTTCCAACAGTTAATAAGTCCGTTGCTGTTTGTGATACGTACTCAAATCCCGAACCACTATCAATCATTATTTTGTGTTTTGATATTTTTTGGAATTCGAGAATTTCAAATGTATCTCCATAAAATCCAAACTCAACCGAGTTATAGCCGAATCCCGCATTAGATATAATGGCATTACTCCTAACGAAAGCATCGTCTGGAAACGATGCACTATATCTAATGATTTTATCAAAGGCATATGTATATAAGTCAGATATCGTAAAGTCACCATTCAAAGACGACTTCAATACACCGCCAGATATTTGTGATGATGCTGCGGTAGTTATAGTCGGAGGAGTAGCCATTGTTGGGATATCTTTTTATAATTTGAGTTTGTAAGTTCTCTTGACGCAATCTGTGACGTTTGCGCTAACGCAGTATTGGAGTTATTGAGTGCTTGAACTGCAATGTCGTCAACAACAGCCAGCTCACTCCCATTAACAGCCACGGCGTCCGTGAGGTCTTCGACAACAACAAGCGCCCCTGATGTAATCAATGCCAACAACCCAGTGACCTCGCTATCCTGTAAATACACCACATAAGGTGCAGAGCGTTTCTCTAATGTTACACCGCCGGCAGCAAGCGATGCCACCCCGGTGACAGTAACTAAATATTTCTTCATTAACAAATCTCCTTTTATATAAAATACTTCGTGCATTATCCCAGTGATACTGTTATAATCTAGATGTACTAATTGTAACATCAAATAAACATTTATAAGGAGAATACAATGTCAGCTAATTATAATCACAAAGACGAGTACGCAATCTACATGGAGATGTTTCCTAATAAGATTAAGTTAATGGTTCCTACTGCCGGAGTCCTTAATGCCGACGTAATTCACTATATAGCCAAGGCAATTGAAAACAGCGGTCTATGTACGTCGACGACGTACGCGACGCAGACGACGCAGATCGCGGGTATCGGCCCGTCCTTAGTATGCATCGCCATGCTACCAGAGACAATGTCTGGTGACGCTGATAACGCAAACAAGATGGCCAAGGCCGCACAGCAGGGTATATTGGAGTTCTTTGCCGACTACCCTGCACTGACTCGGATCAAATTAGCACCGACAACTACGACATCAACATCGAGCCCGATTCCACATAATACCTTTGTGGACTTAGGATCTATTAACAAACCTACTAAGGTCACAGACCCAAAGCAGAGGACTTACAGTGCCAACGCCGAGGACTATTACCGGGATATGAACCTAGAGTTCTCTAAAATTGGTATTTGCCCTGTTATTGCCCGGTTGTTCTATGCCGAAGCGTTTATGGACACACAACGCGATTTAGTTCGGGCTTACACCAAGAAGGAATCGGGATTGATTACTGTTGACGAATATAATAGGAACCTAAAGGCAGCAAAGATCTCCTTTGATATCATCGAATCCTGTGGCGCATACGACGGACGCGCCGCCTGCGACAGCTGTCAAAAGGACGGCGGCTGCAGTATGCAGGACTTCCTAGACCAGACCCTAGGCGGTTAAAATAGTTGTTGACAGCAGCTGGTACATTGCTATACAATATAGTTACCGGATAGTTCGCTATCCACGCTGGCACCTCCCCAGCGACTTCCTCCTTATTTGTTTTCTTCATAGTTTCCTCCTTCTTCTTTTAGGTATCCTGCTTCGGCAGGGTACCTTTTCTTTTGGTCTCGTATGTTATCAAGCTGGCAGTATAAGTACTTTATACAAGCACCGCTTGTATTTTAAATATATCTCAGGAGGCGTGAATGAAATCTACCGGTCTAAAAGTATTTACAGATCCAGCAAACAAACTCCCACTCAAGGTATTCTTTACCGACGACAATATCAAGTACTTGAACTTAGCTGACATTGCTTTTGGCCTAGGCTATGTGAAGACAGCCAAGGGAAAGAACTACATTCGCAAAGACCTAGTTGCTGCACTCATAAAATCATTGGCCATTAAGGCCGTTGATTCCACATCAGGTTCTGACCGTATCCAGGCGACTGCGGATGTTACCAAAGCCTCTGATTTTAAACATCTCTGGGTAGAGCAAGGTGACTTTTTTGACATCGCCCTGGAAGCCCGCACGGATGGTGCCAGGGCATTTAGGAAATGGGTTACACACGAAGTCCTCCCGGCTATTGCCAATAACGGCGTCTACATTGCCGACAATGCAACTGAGGAACAAATTAATCAGGCCAAGGTTTACCACATCGGCAATATCCGCAAACACTTCGCCGACGTTCCATACGAGAACTTCAATATGGTCTATGAAGACGTACTCGGATACTACGCTAATAAGCCCGGCGCCTTTAGAAGAGAGCTGGCAACACAAATTTCCCACGGCCTTGAAGACAAGAAGGCGGCAACATCAGACTTCATCATCCGTGCATCAGTAGACTCCCTGCTGGTTAGACTACGTGGGGAGCAGCTGAAGCTAAACAACCACGTCCACGGCGGGATCAAGGCCTACAAAACTAAGTTATTAAAAATCAAGGACAAAGTCATTGCCGAGAAAGATACTGTAATCCGCGCTCAGGTACTACAGATCACAGAGTTACAGGCTTGTGTACACCTTCCCGCTAGATCCAAGTTTAAAATGCTTCCAATTCATGGTTTCTCCCATAACCACATGTACTATGACATAGGAGCCCAGACGGTTAAGTCAACCGCTTACAAAGAGTGGTTGTACAGGTTTCCGTACACGTTATTGCCCTCGGCAGCTTTACTGGGATTAAAACCAGACTCCAAACTCGTTATCCACTGTGGTTTTGTTTGTATTCCCAAGTTCGACTGTCAGAACTTCTTGAAATCGATCATCGACGTCTGCGCCGAGTACTATGGTATTAATGACAACAACGTGACACTTTGTTCTGCAGAAAGATGGGGAGACTGTGCAACCTACTCTGGTGGGAAGATATACATTCATATAACAAAAAGGTAGGAAAACAAAAGGTGGTACTCATTGCGAGTACCACCTTTATAATAATTACTTTTTATAACACTTATTCATCTACGGTAATTGCCGCCTTAACAGCTTTTAACTGTACCCTCAAATCTTTTTTTGTTTCCATAACCGCCTGAATAGTTTCGGGGATAGTAACTATAAACTCTGTGGGATATTTCTTATCCAGGAATTTATATACATCCTCAACACATCGAGGTAACTTGGCGTCCGTTGCTGCCAGTGCGTTAAGTATTGCAAGGCGTTGGACTTCCGCCGGGTCGACGTCGCGCACCAGGCTGGCAGCGAGTTTGTTGGCAATCTCTACTTTAACTGCTGCAGCAGTTACCTTTAGTTGTGCTTGTGTGAGTACACGGTCGGCCCTGTGTTTTTCCATGTCAGCCGCACGCAGTCTGATTCGTGCATTGGCCGCCTCTTTATTAGATATAATATTAGCCATCGTCGTTCACCTACACAGCTGTGCTGCGCCTTTCAGGTCGTAATTGTGAATGCGGCATCATTGCGTTATCTATATTGGCAGCGTAAGAGTCCCTTACAGACTTCTCTATCAGGTTCTTTCCAGCATCCATCTTCTCAAGTTCAGTCATTTCACTGAGTGCAACGTTCCTTGATGCCGATGCAGACATTGCCTGAGGATTCAATCCAGCAAGCTTCTCTGTTAATAGTTCTCTGATAGCCGGCGTGGTTCCGGTCAAGAAGTTCTTTACTTCAGTTGATGACAACTTCGTCATCGCCGTAACTATCTTATCCACCATTGCCTCGGTACCTTGCTTGTAGATAGTGTCGTAGACGTCGTCTTCGTCATCAGCCTTCTTTTTCAACGTACTCTTGGGGGCGTCCTTCTTTTCCTTTTCAGGCTTCTTCTCCGGTTTGGTCGCAGGCTTCTTTGTCTCTGTCTTTGCTCCGGCGGCATCTACCTTGATGGTGATGTTACTATTACCTGCCTTAGCTGGTGTTGCGGCAGCAACTTGTGCTTGCTGATCAGCTGCTTGTGCCTGTTGATCAGCTGCTTGTTGTTGCTGTTCTTGAGCTGCAGCCGATCCCTCTTCCGCGGTAGGCATGAGCCCAAGTTGTTGTTGCTGGGCAACAATGTTAGCCTGATAACTAGCCTGATTTTGTTGTACCATAAATTGGGTTTCGAGATTGTATAGTTGCATTCTCCGTTCACGTTCCATGCGCTCAAATACTTCCATCTCAATTTGGACCTTCATCTTCTGTGGGTCCATTCCCAGCATTCCGTACATATAGTCATCAGATACCTTACCTGTAGCGTTCATGTTGATTATCATCTGCTTTTGCTGGATATCATCCTGCATTTTCAGATCAGCCATTTTGATGATAATCAAGTTACCTTTATCAGCTGTTGTTCTATACTCTCCACGGACAGTAGCTAATTTTTTAATCAAGAAGTTGTTCATGAAGTCAGCGAGCAACAGCCTGTAGTTAATAAATTGGTTCTCCAACGTCCTAAGGGAGATTGATGCTGCAGAGTAGCTTACTCCACCGAAAATGAATTCACGTGGTACACCTAGCCCAGCAAGGATCTCTGATTGTAATTGCTCGATTTCAGCAGTAAGCATTAACGCCCGGCCTTGTCCGCCTACGTCGATCTTGTTAACAGGAACAGGGCTGACAATCTTGTAGTTAGGGTCTTTAGCAGCCTTCTGAAGCTGCCCGGCGAGGTCAGCGGCTGTCTTATTCCACGTAGCATTTGGGTCAACAGAGTTTGTTGGTGTCAGGTAGTATACGCGCATGGGTACAATGTGCTCACGGGCAATGGCTTCCTGCGCCTGTCTCAACAGGTTTCTGTATGCTAATTGCTTCATGACATTGAGGATAAGTGGTGTACCCCAGATACTACCGTCACCGGATTCTCCCTCACGAGAGAAGTGATAGATATTATCCTGGTTGAGAATGAGTGGTTTATTCTTCTCAGCAGCCTGACGGATCATTGCAGGAATTGCTGCATAATCTTTAGCTGGTTTCTTGGTCTTACAGAGCTCAATAATCTTATCGGGAACAAGCCATTGATAGATGGTCTCTTGGGTAAGGGGGTTGAATTCAATAACCATCTTGGCCGGATCCATGCGGTAGAGCTTGGACCAGCGGATGTCAGTACCATCCTTGAGGTCAGAGAAGTCTTCGTATTCACCGAAGACAAAGCAGTTGCCGTATAGCCAGTAGTCGATACCGATCTTGACCAGGAATTCGTTAATATCAAGGTAATCGAATTGGTCTTTGTAGAATGACAAAGTCGGTGAATCATCCGAATTATACGGACCGTTGTCCATGTTAGTGGCTTCTTCAAAGAGGATATCTGATACAGGGAACCTGGACATGGTATTAACAGCAGCGCCAATAAGGGAGTCGAACTTATAGAAGTAACGACACCACTTGAATATCTCAGTCATTGACTTAGGTAGTTGGTAGTCACTCAAATTCAAATACGGACTTGGATAAGGGTCTTGATCTCTGGCGTATGCTGATGCAGTCTTATGGAGAGCATCTTCCTTAGCCTCTTTTAAGAACTTGGCCTTCGCGTCGTCCACGGAGCCGAGACCGAGTAATTGGTTTGCAACGTCAGCGTCGTCTGGGTCGTTAAACACATGAGGAAAGTCTACCTCAAAATGCTGTGATATCTCTTGTGCGGGGATTGTCACATCTTCCCCGAGGTTTATTTTTTCATCCATTATTTCTTCCCTTCTACTACGGGCTTTTCTTTGGTCTCAGGTGGTTTATTTGCATTTGCTTGATTGACTATTCTGTAGGCGTCGTCAGTGTACTCAGTTAATTCCCGGAAGATTTTCATAACCGTGTTCTTATCCGCCTCGGAGATGTCAGCAAGTTTTTGTAATCTACTATCCATTATCTATTCTCCTTAACCCAAGTAGGTTTTAATCTGTTCGGTTCTCGTTGCCAACATGTGCTTGCAGTAGCTATCCACACCAAGGTTAGTCGCTACGTTCGCAGCGACGATGTCTACAATTGCCTGCTCGGGACTATTAGCGGACTTTAAGATGGTCCGGATATCTTCCATTGCGTTGTCAGCGAGGTCGACGACGTCGGCGTCGAGGTCAAGGCCTCTGTATTTATCTACAACCGCGGCAACTACCCTGGAGATGATACTGTTCTCTACCGGTCCCAGTTTGGATTTATTAAATAATCCATTAGGCAATGCTTTGTTCCATTGATCGTGAACCTCTGATGCCAGTAGTTTCCAGAACACTTCCTCTGTCTTCGACTGGTACTGAGGGCAGATACAGCGACAATTACTATCCACGAGTACTTCGAGCATGTAGCCGAAGACGTGTTCGGACATGTTATCGTAGATGTTGTCATCAACCGCAGACGCTACCGCAGACATTGTCCTGAGACCCCACACGAATTCGTGAAGCTCTATATTAGATTCCCTGAGGTCAAAGTCTATATCTCGGTTATTAAATGATCTGATAATCTTCTCGAAAGTGTGGTACCCCGTATAGGGACTGTTACTATTCAGGATCATCACCAAGAAAGCGAGTTTGTCGGCGACAATCCCGTTAACAACTATCCCCGTAAGGTCTGCGATCATTGACGACATTGTCTCAACATCCCAAGAGAACCAATCGGTTCCAAACTGCCGGGTAAGCCAAAGGTAATAAACCTTGGGGTCAATATTTTCTTCTATAAACAGCGACTCCGATAGCTCTGCAATCTTATCTAATTCTTCTTCATCTGCCATTCCTACTTTGTATTCGTCTAATATCGACTGCTCAGGTTCTAATACAGGTGCGGGGGTGACGACGTCGACGACGTGCGCAGGGATCTCCTGTGTACCATCAGCTAAGTTCAAGTCCGCTGCTTCCTTCGTCAACTCAGAAGATGCCGTTTTGGACATCGACACTACCTTGGACTTAAAGTACTTACCATCTCTTTTAACGAACTTGCTATAATCTTCCTCGGACATGTCATATGTATTGGTCTGTGTGATTACGATGTTATCGACGATGTACAATACCCTATCGGGGAGAAATACTACCTTCACGCCCTTGGAAATATCCTTTGGGGTGATGGTATTGGCGTTATTGCCTATACCGAATATTGCCAATTTCTCTGTTCCGATGTCATAGTCCTCATCAGCAGCCATCTTGAATGCACCTAGGTCAAAGTCCAAGACTTCTTCTACGGCGTTGGTGACAACGGCATCAACAACTGTGGCGGCGTATTTATCCATTAACGGCGATGTGGACGATGCCTGGAAGATTGATGATAACATTGCCATCTTCTCTAACATCTCGACAATGCCGACGTCGTGTGTTGCGGCAGTCTTTGTTGAAAACGTTCCGGCTCTTAATCCGGATTCAGAGTCGATGAGTTTGCGAATGAACATCTGCTCACTTGCTTGGGCATCGAGATAGACTTTATTAACTAATAAGTTCTTAAAGTAAGTGTGATCCTTATTTCTCCATGCTGATTTCTGAGCCGAGGTCATCTTGTCGACATTGATCGCGTCGACAACAGTATTCCTGAGCATGTACACTGCCGTGAACGGGGTGAACATTACCTTAAGATCTTTGGAAAGGTTTTCTATTTGTGTATAGTGGTCAGCAGAGACCTCACCGAGTTTACGGTTACTTTCATTTAGGATCTTGGCAACAGCGTTACCATATTGCTTCTTGTATTCTGCATCCTTCTTTGCCGACATTGACGCAGCATAAAGTCCTGCGCCAGCCATTCCCAAGAGGGTTGCCGCCGATGACATCTGTACTTCTGTATTAGCTTTCTTGTATACGGGCTCTTTATCTCCGTCAATAGCTGTCAACGTCTTACGTACTGCGTCCACAGCCCAATCTTCGTTCTCATCGTACCAAGCCATTAATTTACCTCACTTATTTTTATGTACCAAGCTGTTATTAACTATTTCCTATTATACAGTGTCTGCTGGGTATTATAAAGAAAAAAGAATACCTCCGTAGAAGTATTCTTTAGTTCAATATAACTGGGAGTATTATCTCCTATTGTCTGATGCTAAATATCCTGCTCCGGCTGCGATTCCGACGGCGCCGACAGGGTGTGCAACGGCCCAGTTCTTAGCATCACCGTACATGTCATTTGCAGCGCCTTTGGCTCCGGCAACGGCTGTGTCTTTTACGTCGTTGATGTTTGACTTCTTGTATTTATAACGCTTTCTCAGTTTAGGTTCTTCTTTCGTGTCTGGTGTTTTTATATCCGGCTTATTAGGGCCTTCCACATCATTAATAGGTTTCATTTTAGGATCTACCTTAGCAGTATTAGCATTAGAGGGATTTGCTTTGGCAATTTCTGCCTGCCTAGCAGCATGTCTTTCCTTTAAACTTGCGTTAAGTTTTCCTGCTGTTTCAGGATCATATGATGATCCATCCCTACTCATAACCTGGGGTTTATTTTCTGTCGGTACACTTTTTGGATCTGGCGTCTTTGGTAAACCATTGTTTAAATACGCTTTAGATGCGGCAGTGTCTGCTTCTCCGAATGCTTTAGATACTGATTTGGTTCCTGCATTTAAGTTTGTGAAACTCCCCATCGGTTTTACTTCAGGTTTGTTTAATGTAAAAGGTGTTTTAAAATTCTTTCCTGATGCTTGTGCAGTATCACCGGTATTTCTGAGTATTTGGTTTGATTTTGAAATTGCTTTGGCTTCTGCCAGGTTATTACCAACTGTCTTGAATGCGTTGCCCACCCCAGTAGTAGCCATGGAACCCACATTACCTACAGTCTTTGCTGCATTACCAAGTCCGGTACCGACGTTCTTTGCTAAATTTGATCCCACGGTTTTTACGTTGCCGCCAATAGTTTTACCTGTGGCCCCGAGGGCTTTGAATGACATTGCCTCTTTCATAATCTCGTCACCATACTCGGCTGCAAGGCGTTCGCAGTCTCCGTTGTAGAGCTCGTAAGCAACTAACAACTCACTGTAAGATGCTGACTTGTTGATGTTAACATCCATATTATGAATAGGGTAATCCAGTACGCCAAGTTCCTGACGTTCACTAGCATCCAACTTGGAGGCCATCTTCTCTAAGGTTTCAATGGCGGCGGCGTAGACTTCGAGGTCAGCCACCAAGGCGTTATACTCTGCGTGGTAGTCGGATACCCCAGCAGCCTTCTTGAGGTTCTTGGCGACATCAACTAGTAAGTCTGCTTTTGGTTTAATTTTGCTGGCAACATGAGATCCGGCAGCTAGTCCAGTGAGTGCCACGGTTACAGGCAATGCGCTGTCTTCTGCTTCGGCTTTCTTAAGTAAGTGTGACCCAGTAGCGGCACCGAGGATAGCTGCTAACGGCGTGGTAACAACAGCGGCTCTTGCCAATTCTTCGTCACCTGTTTTGTCAGCAGCGCCGGCGATGCCTGCAACGGCTCCACCGCCTGCAAGGGCACCAAGAACAGCACCGGCTTTACTGCCAGCGATCTTCTCTTGTTCAAATTGCTCCTCTAAGGTCTCAGCCCTTTTGATTAGTTTCTTTATGTTTACTGCAGCCCGCATTAACGGTTCGTTCATAATCTTTTTCTCCTTCTTGGCTTTACGTAGTAGACTGAGTCCGACGGCGCCGGCGGTGAGTCCTGTGGCTCCGAGGAGTACCTTGTTTGCAACATCGGCTTCGTATGCGCTGTTGTCGCCGTATCCTGGTCCCGAGTCTAGTAGGCTCATTCTCGCTGCCCGGTCATTAACTAGAGCATATAGGCTATCATCCCCAGCGGATTTTGTTATCGACAATAACAATTCAGCCGCTAATACTTCCATATCAGCGGCTGAGTTCACGCTGCCGATGGATTCGAATTCATCCAGCAGTTTTGTATACATTATAAATTCTCCTTTATTTGTTTATCGACGACCTGTGGCCCCACGAAGTTCTGCGTCTCTGTTGGAATTCTTAGCTGCGTTGTTAGCAACTAATGCGGTTCCGCCTACACCAGCAAGGGTAGCAAGGTGAGTGCCTTTTACACGGCTCACTTCAGCCATTGCCGCGTCTTTATTACTGCCCTTAAGTTTAGCAGGGTCGCCATTCCACCAATTATTCACAGCATCAATCCTACCCAAGTTCTTAGCGTCCTTAGTCGTCTGTGCGAAGTTAGGATTATCTGGGTTGATTCTATGTTCGAGTTTATGTGATTCATACATTTCAATAGGTTTCCTAGTTGCTGCCGCGGGCTTAACACCATCACCAAGCAAACCGGGATCTCCACCACCTGCTTTGAGAGACTCTTCAGCATCTTTTGATTTTGCTAATGCGCGTTCACGCTTTTTAGATATAGTAACTAATTTGCCTTCTGCTTTAGCGGCTTTGTTTGCTAAGCGGTCGGCTCTCCATCCTGGCATAGCGGCTTTCAATCTCTTGACACCGAATGCGGCGCCAGCGAGGCCAAGTGCGCCTGCAGCGAGTCCGGGAGCAACATAGTCACCTTCAGCAGCCTGCTTCTCCAATGCGACTTCATATTCATCAGCAAATTTCTCGAGGTTATCCATTTCGATATCAGCAAGTTTATCGAGACCGTTGATTACGTCCTCGGCAATGATTTCCATTTCGTCAGCGGTCATGACCTCTGCAAGTTTATTGAATTCACTCAGTAATTGTTTATACATCTGTATCTCCTCTGTTAACTATATTTGAATTGGCCATCTTGGGGTAAATACTCTTCCTGTGGGCATTGCACTGACTATTGAGCCAAAGGTGAATTGTCTTACACCTTGGCGCACTAGGCAATATGCCCAGAGTTTATCTTCTTTGAATTCATATGGTTCAACTTCCCTGGCAGTTATTACCCCTTTGGTATCAGCATAGGCAATAATTACTGTCTGGGAAGCTCTAGCACATTTGGTTATGGTGTCTAGGATAATAGGTGAGACACCACCGGAATTGGTACTTCGTTTCAAAAAAGCTCGTAGTTCTGTTCTATTCATAATTATAACCATCCTGTGGAAGAAAGTCTATTTAATTTGCAGCTGTGATTGCTTTAAATTGTTTGTTATATACGGACTTACTACAGGTTTCTTTTCCTTCCTACGAAGTAACTCGGCTTCTACGTCGTCGGCTTCGTCCACGTACTCGGAAATGCCTGTTTCGGGGTTATCAACTTGCCTTGCGAACTTAGCTATTTCCAGTAGGCTGGATGTTGCCTTCTTTTCCTTTTCCTTTTCATCATGTTCTTCTATTGTTATCCTCGTCATTCCCTTGGGAACGGCAACGTTAGGATCGGTGATGATAGGTTCAAATGATTTCTTCATATTCCTTCCGGTAGCAATAGCCACTGCAGTCATGGGCGCGGCGTATGCGAGGCCTTCTAGCGCACGGAATGGAATCTCTTCTGTTGCCCAGTGTGCTAATCCGGTCTTGCCTTTGTACTTAACCGCTTCTTCTTCAGAAAGGAGCTTGTCGAGTTTGTGAACCCAAGGTGACCGGCTGTCGGTGATCTTCTTATCCAATGCAGCCTTCACGCCCTCTAATGATGCAGACTTGACCAATGCGGTTTTGGATTTAGCATCAGCAGTGGGGATATCAATCACCAACCTACCTGTATTTTTAACTTCTTCGTCTTTTCTGACCTTCTCCATGCCACCATATAAGTTGCGACCAAGCATTCTAGATAAGGTGGCTAGGGTAAAAAGCGTGACACCTGTGGTAACCGCCGGGCGGATACCTCGGGTTAAAAGCATTCTCTTCTGGGTATCTGTCATTGCCGTTTTCTCGAGGTCTTCTGCGCCTACAGAGGCGACAGCTTCCAATGCGGATATCGGTTCTGTTCTGTTGACTCTGTTTGCAGTGTAGTCTCTCTGTGGCCTATTCGAACTAAAATCTCTATTGGGTCTTTGGTTATTATAATCTCTTCGATTACCAGCATAGTCTCTGGGTTTGCGGTTGTATGTGCGGTCACCTACTACAATGTCGACGCCGTCTGATCCTACTGCAGGTTCTATATCGGCGGGGTTGTCATTCTTTTTGTTCAAGTTAATTGCTGAATTCACTCGTTCAGTGAGGTAATCTTCAGCCATTCCGACACCAAGCATTCCACCCATGTACATACCCATGGTCCCAAGGATCTTTTTCTTTGAAGGCAACCCGGATACTGAGTCCCAGTTGCGCTTATCTTTTCCGAACATGCTGTCGCCAAGCTTACTGGCACCAACAACAGCGGAGGAAACTACATCTGTAACTGGACGGTATTTAGTAAACGCCTGTAACGACTTACGGGCAACACCTTGTGTACCACCCAGTGCAGCGTCGAAGCCTTTTGACATCGAGGGTAACAGGTTGGGGTTGTGGTTTACAACAGCACCAAGTATCTTGGCACCACCGAATCCTGCGCCTGCAAGGCCTGCGAGCATGAGCATGTTAGCAAAGGGATGGTTCTCGCTGTTAAAGTGTTCCGCAACTTCAGTCTTGTCGACGCCGCTTTCGTCAGCAGCAGCTTTAGGAAAACCGCCAATACCTTTAGGACGGAACATTTCTGAGGGCAGTTGATTCTGTTGTTTTAACGCCTTCATTTCCGATCCGAACTGCTTTGCCTCACCTAGTCCTGGGACCACCGCGTCGGCGATGGCTCCAAGCGGTTTCTGACCACTGAGCATACCAACACCAGCACTAAGACCTAAGCCCAATGCGCCCTGTTGCTTGATATTCTTACCAATTAAACCAGTTGCTTTGGGAGCAAGTTTAGCGGCTTTGCCAAAGAGACCCTTGCCAAGTGACATTGTCGCTTTTCCCAAGGCAGCAAGCAATGCTTCCTTCTCTAGTACTTCGGAAGCGAATTTTTCCATATCCATCTCGCCTTTGGCGGCGAGCACATCGTATTCAGTCAGTAATTCTCTATACATTGCCAACCTCCGAGGAGTTGATTATCGTAGCCAGTATCGACGCTGTCTTTTCTAAGAACTCTGTTTCAGCAACATCGTCTGCTGCAGCTTTTTTGATATTATCAGCTAATTGCTTTTGATCTCGCTCACCCATTTTTGCAGCCAGATACATTATCGCCGCCGGGATTGCGATACCACCTGCAGCCACTGCGAATGCCTTTAGTGCAGGTTTTCCATAATTCGATAACGCCTCAAGCAATTTTTCCTTAGCCGGAGCTGATTTTAGGCCCTCTAACACATCTTTAGCAACTAACGCTCTGTTAGGGGAAATTGACGTTACATCGAGTGCGTCAGATGTCCCACCTATACTGAGAAGTTTCATAAACCTATCACGAACCTCTGAGTCACCTGGTTGATAGTGATTAATTATTCTCTCGTCAATGTTATCTGGCCGTATTTGTGGTTGTCCTATCCCGTCTTTAATTGCGGCAGCAACAGCGGTAGGCATTGTGAAAGTATGTGATTCAATAATCTCGTTAATGAGATCGTTTGCATGTTTATTCTTGGCATTAAAATATTCCATTCCACCGGATACACCACCAAACAGTCCACTAAGTGCCAGTTCGGTCTTGAGGTCTTTTTCAGGGTTTCTCTCTTTTGACATATTACTTCACCCGTACTTTAACTGGACCACCATTATGGTTTTCATCTATTTCCTGTTTAAGTTGTCTAGCGAGTACAACTAATTTCTCATAGCTCATTCTATCTGGTAACGACTTGGTGCTGACAGTATATTCTTCAGCAGCGGTCTTGATAAGACTATGGGATCCGAGTGTGAATGCCTTCTTGGCAACGGGCGCAGCGAGTACGACATCAAAGTTGCTTGGTACGCGACCAAAGTGTTTCATATCCTCAACCATCATGGCTGTTTTGTTAATTACAGCGGTGCTGACGTTGACGTCACCGTCGACAGCAGCAATTAGTCCATTAAATAGATCTTGACCGCCACCCTCAGCGCGCTCGCTGTAGATAATCGCGTTGGCGAGGTTAGCAACCTTCTCGAGGATAGAGCCGATCTGAGCGCTCTTTTCGCGATTAGCGGCTGCAATCTTTTCAGAGAGCTTATGCTTAATTGCTACAGATGCTGTTTTAGTCATTGCCTCATTGGCCCAGAGGCCAGCGGGTTTGTCGGCGCCTACAAAGAGGGAGTTGTCATCGCCAGTATAACTAGCGACCTTCTCGAGGATGTCAAAGGCTGATGCTGACATTGCATAACCAGTTGGCGCTGTCAGCGCCGTGGACGCCGTCGACGCCGTCTTTACGACCGGGGCAATCTTCTGCGCATCCGCGAGTTCGAATTCTACTCTGCGTACTTTTTGGCCCTTAGTGGCTGCGTATTTATTGAGATAAATCTCTACATTAGTTTCTTCTACAAGGCGTTGGATCTGATCGCCATTGAGTTTATTTACTTCAGCAATCTTGGAGATAGTTTCATTTGGCGAGATGTTGTACTTAGTACAACCCTCAGAGGCTTCCTTTACCCACGTGGTCTTGGACTTCAGGAATGTGGAGTTCATACTATCTTCAATCCCTGCGCTGCCTCCCATGGACAGGAGTTCATCTATCAAATTAGGCATTTTACGCCCTCACTTTCTTTATATAAATATTAATTTCCAAGTAGTTTTAGGTTGACTTCGGTGTCTACAATCAATTATATCCTATCTTCCGAATAATAGCTGGTATAAGTAATATAGACAACAACTAGTTGTTTTATTTTTATTTACGGAGGATGGTAGATGATTACTAATATTGGAGAGACAACTTATGAATGTGAAACTGCGTGGAAGAGTTTACAGACAGTACAAAGATCTGGAAATGTAAATACTGCGGTGAGGAAAAATGTGAAGAATGTGGTAACGAGGTCGTCTGTGAAACATGTGTAACAAACAATATGAAACCTATTAGAGATGGTATTATCACAAGCTTCAGTTTGGTTATGATAACAAAGTATCCACTTGTTGACGGTGTCCGTGTCATCGACGCTGTGAAAGTATTTGTAAATGGACTAGATCTCGAAGGCGATGTTGGAGAATGTTACCGAAAACTTAATAGACTTCAAGCTGATGCAGTAAAAACCGAGAAGAAGCGGGGTTGTCCACCACCGCCATTGAAAGGATTGAAGGTGACGAAGAAATGAAAGAAAGAACTATTTACACCTGTGAAAGTTGTGGCGAAGAATACACCGAATCAACGGACATAACCAAGTGTCCTGATTGTGGTAAAGATCAATGTGAGTGTTGTCATCAGCCAGGATTCTGTAGAGAGTGTGTGAAAATTAAGATTTCGGTACCAGTTACCACCTTTACTGTAGGTATCCGTGAGGTTCTTAAAGCAGAGTACCCGACAATACCAGATGATACTCTCGACATCGAAGTTGCAAGGTTAGTAGACGACCTCAACTTCGTTGGCAACGTCTACGAGTCATACGACAACCTAGATGGAATAGAGAGGTATATTAAAAATAACGGAGGGTGAGGTATGTTAATTATGCTTGTTGTATTGTGTTTGATAGGTGTGTTGGTCACATTATTCATGTCCACAGTCATTGGATCCCTTGTGGAAATGGCACTCTTTGGTTTAGTTCCCCGAGCTGTCTTTGAGATGTCAACGGGATCTACAATAGGTCTGGTTGTCGGTATAATTTTCTGTGTCTTCATTGTCTACGAGGCCGTAGTAGAAGGGAGACGAAAATGATATTTAATTTCCTACTTTACACAGGTGTGTACTCAGCCATTTACCTGGTATTCTACTTGGTCGTGAAAATCACTTTGAAGTATGAATTCGCGAAAGATAAGAAACGACGTGAGCATTGGTCACTTCGATACCTTGTAAGCTGCAACGACCTGGAGATGAAGAATCTCCGGCTTCAGGCAGAGGTGGATGAGTACAGATTCCAGATTGGCATGTACCGTGAAAAGTTAGGGTTACCACCACAACAAATACTCCCGTTAATGGATCTAGAGACTTACAACGAGATCTTCGGCGCGTATTTGGAATCCAGAGAGGTGGTTGTAGAACCTGTGTAGGTCGCAGATGGTTAATGAGGGATTTGCACTTAATGATGAATACGCACTTTACGACGAACTGCGTGAGCAAGATCTTTATCTATGTTCTAAGTTGTTACGTGTAACCAGTATCCGTACGAAGACAAGGGCTAAGTTCTTTGGAAAATTAAAAGTAGGTGATGTGATTATAATCAAACACAAGATAATCTATTCACGTTATCAGCCAGAAGTAGATGTATTTTTACTTAATTCTACTGAGCACACTACATTGTTATTAATATCATTAAAATCAAGATTGTCATGCTTTGCGCTGACGGAAATGGAGTAGAAAATGAAAGCAGGATTAGTAAGTATTTGTGGTATTCTCGATGGTTCAGGGAGCATGAGCTCAGTAGCAGACGAGGTGGTACGCGGCTGGAACAAATTCATCAACGACCAACGTGAGCAAGCTGGTGAATGTGATGTCTCACTTTACGCATTTTCGACCGAGATCAAAAAGGTGCTGTTTAGGCGTGATCTATCGCGTGTTCAAGATCTACGCCGTGGTGAGTATTACATGGGAAATTCCACCGCACTTTATGATGCGATCGGTACTGCGGTAACACAGTTGGATAAATCATTGTCGTATGACACTGACGACAATAAACCCGAGAAGATAATTGTGTATATTCAAACTGACGGTGAGGAAAATGCCAGCGGAAGGTTCTCGTTACTGCAGTTAAAGAGAATGATTGCTGAATACGAAGCCCGAGGTAATTGGGAATTCCTGTTCATTGGAATGGGTATTGATGCCAAACGTGAAGGCGCCAAGTTCGGTATCCGCGCTGATAACATCCTGGAAGTATCCCGGAACGGCGAAGGTAATCAGACGATGTACGCTGCTGTTGGTAGCTACACATCCGCAATCCGTAGTGGTGACTATACTCGTAAGTTTGGTAGTGTGATCGGGTTAAATCAATGAGTGATTTCTTTATTTCAGACACTCATTTTGGCGACTCGGATATCATTATATACGAAAATAGACCTTTCTCCTGCGTAGGCGAAATGGACACCGTGCTCATCTCCAATTGGAACAGCGTTGTTGGTAAGGATGATCGCGTATTCTTTCTAGGTTATTTCAGTATGTATGGCTTTGAGCGGACTGTAGAAATAGTTCACAAGTTGAATGGTTTAATTGTATTTATAAAAGGTAATCACGATGTTAACGAATACTTCGATGATGTCAATGGGTTCCCTATTATCTACAATGACTTCTTCATGTGTTCTCATAAGCCAATGTATGTTAACTCCCAGATGCCTTATGTTAATATTCACGGTCATCTGCATGGTAATAAGTACGCTGACAATAAACATGTTAATGTCAGCTGTGAGCAGATTAACTACACGCCTATTAAGTTTGAAGAGATCTTGAAGTTATTGAAGTAAATAAAAGACACTGCTTACGCAGTGTCTTTATATCTCTTATTTTTTTTATCCACCCTCAGCCATGTAGAACTCAATGTCCTCGTGGTAAGATCTGTTCACATTGCGGACGACGTCGAGACCGCCTACTGAGAGTAAGTATGCCATATACGCGTACACGCAGCTATGTAGACCATCATCAGGGTAGTCTTGTGGATGTGTCAAAAATAACTCCTCGGATCTACCGTTATTAGATGTCCTATACTCTGCCTGCTCCGCAAGATGGTGATCACGCATGAATCCCAGTTTAGCGTAGTCTGCGCCGGCCCACTCGGCCTTACGTTTATGAATCATCTGGGTAACGTAGTCCATCATTATATCTGTTCTACGTGTTTTATAAAACTGCTTGTCGTCAGCATAAACTACCTTGTCACGTTGTTGATGGGTGTAGTAGTTTACAGCAATCCTCAGACCAAAGCGCTGTCTTAATTTCTGAGCCTGTGCGTATCCAAAACCCCAATCAACTACTCCGAGATCAACATGGAATAGATCCATTAACTGACAAATGTGCTCGAGTTGCTTTTCCTGGTCGAGTTCGTTACCTGTTTCATAGCGTTTACAGTAAATCATTCTCAGCTTGTTCTCGTCAGTTAAATAGAAGATTGTTGCTACAGTGTAGGATTTACCACCAGTACCCCAGTCGACGCCCATGTAGATCTTGGATTGAGCCAGGTGGTCTGGTGCACGATCGTATAAACAGAAGTCATTAGCCATTAACGCATCTAAGTCTGTGTCTGAAACCAACTTGTCGGCGTATTCATAACTTAATCCTAAGACCTCATTATAGAATTTAGCCATTGAGTAGGTTTGCATTTTCTGGTAAATACCTTTACCATCCCTTGAAGTCATCTTTGCCCTTGGGGACATCATCTGGCTAATATGGAATCCCTTAAGGTCTTTACCCGGTTGGGTCTCAATCCAAACTCCCCGGCCAATGTCTGCTGTGGTTATCTCACAACCACACTTGCGACATGCCAGGAATTTTGGGGTAATATTCTTCATCCCAATAATCTGTTGGGTGTTGCAGTGGCTGCATTTCACAACCCATTCGTTTTTGGTACTGATATTCCACTTTGCTTCTATTGTATTTGATAATGTCTTAGGCGTTCCTGTAAGCCATGTCACCGGTCTCGACGACGCGAACTGCGTCTCCTGAATTACCGGGAGCGCATCGGTGTTAATATCCTGACACTCGTCAATGTAGAGATTATCTATAGAGAGTCCGCGGATGTTATCGCCCCGGTCAAAACAGTGGCGGAGCCATATTGTCGACCCGTTAGTATACTCGCGCATAAACACCTGGTCGGATAATGACGTATTCATAAAGAATCTGCGGACAATGTTTTCTTTGGAGTACCGCAGGAGCTTTGCCAACCTCTCTTTCGAGAAAGTCTTTACCTGCTCATTCTGTGGGGCAACATACAGTGATCTATTAAATGGCGTCAGCAGCACGTCATTAGCCATCTTAATAGACAGCGTTGTCGACTTCTCTACCTGTCTACCAGTTTTCATTAACCCAAAGGCAATGTCGGTATCGTAAATGGTTTTAAGATACTCACGGCCTTCAAATGAAAATGGTTTACCTTCTATTAAATATACTGCTTCGGTAAACACCGAAGGGATAATTTTATGTTCTGTTTGATTTATTGTCATATGCAGCCTTTCTGTAAAAGAGTCCATATAGACATTATAAACCATTTACACGTGATTATAGTACTAGATTGCATTTAAACAGTATAAGTAATCAAACAATATTAAAAGAAAGAAGGTAGGACAATGAATAATCAAATGTCAAAAGAAGAAGCAGAGCAAGCTAGGAAAGAACTAGAAAAAGCAGTGAAAGCATTTAAGTTGCTAATAAAATTAGGAATGAAACCAGTAGCAAAGGAGGTAGCATTGGAGTTAATAAACACAATGGACGAGATGGTTAAAATGACCACAGACGTAGAGCATAAAAAGGAAATTTACGGAGACTACGAAGTGAATGAAGAATTCACAGAAAAAGCAGAAAAACTATTAGCCCGGGTACAAGAACTATCCGAGGAATTAAAAACAGCGTTATCAAAATAAATACAAAGGAGTGTAAGGATGGCCGAAGATTTAATCGCGAAATTAAAAAGCGGTAAATTCAGAAACAGGATAGACAGTCCATATGTTCCCAGCACGGGACACATAGTAGAGATAATTAAAAGTGAATGCCCAGGCATTTCACACGACGAGTTATGGGAGAAAGTGGAAGCACTTAACCTATATTTCAACAGGGTAATATAAGTGAGACTTCGGTCTTACTTTTTTTCGGACAGACGCCGTATACGCGGTATATGAGATGTATATACATGATTGTATATAGCGCGAAAGCGTATTTTATAAACTGGCAATAGCCAGAGAAGGGAGTTAGTTTATGACTAACTTACAGAAAGCACGCATCATACAAGATGTCGTGAACCACTATGTGGAGGGAGCATCGAAGCTTCTTTCATACACAGATCACCGTTACACAACGGTGGAACACGCGGACGTCGGATATGACGTAACCGCAAGCGTTGTCGCAAAGGGCAACGAATTCATTACAACGGTCGAATCAACATTCGGCTGCGGTACAGGTAGCCCCAACAGAAAACAATCTGTTGATGGTGAGATTGAAACAGCAATTGGAATGCTGTTCCAATTAGTAGAAAACGCTTAGGCGTTATAGAAGATAAGGGTTACACCTTAGCTTCTTTTTTTTTTTCGGACAGAGGCTGAATATACACTATATGCATTGTATATACATATAGTGTATATAACGCGAAAGCGTATTTATAGCGCCAATAGGCGTACCCGAGAGGGAGAAAGGAGTTAGTATGACTAACTCAATTAAGAAAGAAATCGTTAGCGAAATTATCGCTAATGCAAGTGACGGAAGTCACAATACACAATACGGCACAAATGTGCTGTATGCAACGTCCTTCAAAAGAGAGGATGGACAAGGTGACTACGATGTCACCGTGAAGTTCATCATCCACAGTGATGATGAGTTCGAGATTGAAACCACAACATGTGGTTGTCAACCAGGATACATACCCATGACAAAGTCATGGACAGAAACAGATATCATGAGAGCAGTTCAAATACTGTTTTCACAGATCGATAACGCGTAAGCGTAAAAGGTGATGCTTAGGCATTATCTTTTTTTCCTACCCTGACAATAAGCTGTATAAGTAATATACCAAGAAGAAATCTATCCGTCGAAAGGATGTAAGGAAAATATGAAAGAAGAAAGAGGTGAAGAGATATGACGACAACAACAGTCATGGACATAACTAAGCTACTTAAAGAAGTAGTGTGTAATGAAATAAACACAGCACTGAGAGTGAAACTACTCAGTAAGGAAAATCAAGAAAAGATTGTAGGAATGACACGCGAAGAAGCGTACACATTCATACTAACGTTAATGAGAGACACAATTGACACTGACCTGAGAATGATGGCAGTCAAAAACCGTGTAAATTAAAAGAGAGGTTTTTACCCTCTCCTTTTTTATTAATCCCTATCAAATCTTCCTCGTGGTTCCTTAGGTGTCCACTTTCTGATTAGTGAATCAAGTGCTTCTACAGGAAGGTCTACGTTTCCTTTTAAGGACTGTAGGTGTTTGTAAACCTGTTCTTTTACTTCCGGGCTAGAACTTGTCACACCTTTAGTTAAACCATCTAGGTCTCTGTACGTGTTCATGACAATATTCTGTTTTACCTTATCACCTTTGAACATCACATGGTCCAAGGGGAACATCGCCTCGAATGCATCCCGCTTTGATTTCTTGTCGACATCAATAAACTCTTGAACTGTTTTTCCAAGGCCACGAAGATTTGCAGTCTCCGCAGCGTACGACTTCTGCTTTGCCAGGAAGTTACGGATTACACCGTTCTTACCACCCAGGCCAAGTGCGAGTCCTCCACCAACAGCGAGGGTACCAAGGAGCATATTCGCTGTCCTTCGTGATTCGCCTTCATCTTTCTTTTCGCCAATATAAACCTCTGCAAAGCGCTCCATGTCGGCGTTGTCAACGGCTGACAACTTTTCAGCCCAGGCATCAGCAAGTGAGTTTATAGGGTCGTTATCGTAATTGCCTATCAAGGCTAATTTTTCTATCATCTTCCACACTCCAATCTCAGTATCTACGGTATAAGTATAGTATACAACAAACCAAGGAGGAATATCGTATATGGAGACAACTGAGTTAACGATCGAGGCAGTATTCACGAACGAAATTATTATGTGTATGGAAAGAGAGGTAACAAATGTAACAACTGACTTTTACTTAGGTAAAATCACACAGAAACAAATGAACGAATCTTACAATGAGCAGTTAGTGGTAACACTAATACCAAAATTGAGCACAGAAACAATATCTGATGAAACAAGGAACAAAATCAGAAAAATGAACATGACAGACGGGTTTGAAATTGAAAAGTCACAACAGGCACATTTCAGGATCAATAACGTAAAAATAGATGTAGTCATCTCTGAAGAGAGCGGACTAAATATAAGTACATTAAAGACACTAGGAAAGTTGGCAACAGATTATAAAGCCGACAACTTAGAATTCCTAAAGAAGTTATTCGAACAATACGTCATCAAACATGACGCAATGACAGCATTAATCAATGACATGCATGCGCGTGGACAACGCAAATGTGGACTGATTATATCCGGTGGCGCTTAGTAGCGACACAGAATAAAGGAGGAAGCTTAACAGCTTCTTTTTTTTATATTTCATCGAGTCCAAGTATCTGGGCATCAATACCCATGCTGTCATCGTCTTCATCTAGTTTCACTGCGTATGCGTCGGCGTGTGTGATTGCCAATTGTTCTTGGTATTTCTCGTAAGACGTCTGATACAGAGTCAATATTACCTCAGAGCTACTGCGGTCACGATCTGCCATTGTCCTAGCAGTTCTTTCGCGATCTGCGTCGAGTGCGCGGGACTTGTCGATACCTGAGAATATAATTTTGCTAACATCGCCAAGCGGTTTGACTACGTCTCTGTCCTTGAATCTATCCAATTGGACGTAGCGTTCGTAGCCTCGTTGGACTATATCCTTGACCATGTCTTCCATGGAAAGCTTCTCAGATATCCCCTGCCTGTATGTTACGTCGGAGTACTGGGCATTGAGTCCGCGGATGCATTCACCTAAGAACTTAATCTTCTCCTCAAACTGTGCTACGATGCCCATCTTGTCGCCAAGTGAGTACTCGGCGTTGGTCTCAACTAATATTAAGTCGGCTTTGAGACTATTCTGTTCGGAAACAAGGCTGTCAATTAATTCCTCAATACCACGGCGTTCGAAGTTAAAGAAGTGTTTGGCATAAGTATACAGCGCGCCCTGATCAATTTTAATCTGATACTTGTCGACCATGTGCTTAGAGATCCTTGACGGCGAGACGTTCTCGAGGAGTAATTGGTCGATAACGTGTTTACGAGTACACGTCAGCACCGATGCCACTGACCGC